GATTACAAATGAGTTTGGGAATCCGACAGATATAAAATTCTAAAATTATGATTTCGATTTCGGCTTTATCAAAAAAAATGAATTTGACTAATAGAAGAATCGAGCAGCTTCTATTTAATCTTAAAGATTATTGTTCTATTGATAAAATGAGACCTAAAAGAGGGAAGATAGATGAACTCGAATTCCTTCTTGCTTATGTAAAATATATTGAGGAAAAACATCGTAATGCGAAATCGAAGCAAAGCGAATTAGAAAAAGCTCAGATTAGATTACGTTTAGCACAAGCACAAAATGCTGAAATGGAATTTGAAAAAAATAATCAATTGTTAGTACCGAAAGAAATTTCAATTAATTTTATAGCAAATATCTTTGGAAATATACGGAACAAATTACTTGGCTCTCCAAATAGAATAGCCTTCCAGGTATTTGGCAGTAAGACATTAACAGAATGTAAATTAAAAGTAACAAAAATTATAAATGAAATTTTAAGTGAATTGTCTGATCCAAAAAACCTTTATAAAAAAAGAAATTAATGAAAATAATTTTTGCAATGTAGATTTCTATGCTTAACTATTATACAAAAGAAGATCAATTAGAACTCATTTCGCTGTTAAAACCTCCTCCGATAATTACAGGAAGCGAATGGGCTAATAAAAACTTAATTTTAAGTAAAGAAGATTCTGCTGAACCCGGCAAATATTCCACTGATAGAGCACCCTACCAAAAAGAAATACTCGATGAAATAACAAACTCATATAATGAAAAAATTGTTTGTGTTATGTCAAGACAATCCGGTAAAACATTAATCGCAAAAGCAACAATCGGATATTATTCAAAGCAAGAACCCTCTCCTATTTTATATATGATAGAAACTCTTGAGAAAGGAGAAAATTTTTCAAAAGTAAGATTAGATGCAATGATTAGAGATAATCCTTGGATGAAGATTGATAGAAAATTAAAAACAAGCGGTAATACAATCAGAGAAAAACATTTTCCGGGAGGAAATCTTTCCATCGTTGGAGCCAATTCTCCTTCTGGCTTATCATCAAGGGTAATCAGAATTTTCATTGCCGATGAAATTGATGGTTATCCAATATCAGCAGGCCCTATGGGGGATCCATTTGCTATTGCTTCACACACAACAGAGACTTATGATAATAGAAAAATATTAATGATATCAACTCCAGGAGTTGAAGGAATGTCAGTGATATGGCCAGCATACTTGGATACCGATCAAAGAAAATATTATGTGCCTTGTATAAAATGCGGAACCTATCAGGAGTTAATCTTTGAGCAATTAAAATTTCCTGATCGGATTCCTGATAATTGTTATTATGAATGCAAACATTGCAAAGCAAAATTAGAAGAGAAGAATAAATTTGAAATGATTCAGGCTGGAGAATGGAGAAAAACTTTTCCAGAAAGATTGCACAAACCGGGATTTCATTTAAGCAGAATGTATTCCGTATTCTCTTCCTGGTCAAAGATGGTTGAGGAATTCCTATCTGCAAAAAAAATGGCTGATGCAGGAGATACAACAAAGCTGCAAGTATTTATAAATTCTTCGCTGGCAAAAGTCTGGAATCCCTATACAGCTCCAACATCAGTAACAGAATTAGAAAAAAGAACCTATACCTATCTTTCCGAAAAAGACACTATCCTCCCTAAAAAAATTGTATTACTTACGGCCGGGATTGATGTTCAGGATGACAGGTTAGAAATAGAAATTGACGGATGGGGAATTGATGAAGAGAGCTGGGTAATAGATTACAAAATTTTTTCAGGTGAACCGGCATTGCCGGGTTTATGGAACGAACTCGATGAATATCTGAAAAAAAGATTTAAGCATCCTACCGGCTTATATTTAGGAATTACAGCTGCTGGCATTGATACAGGAGGACATCACACACAAAAAGTTTATGATTTTGTAAGGAACAAACACGCGAGAAGAATTTACGGAATTAAAGGAGCCAGCATTCCTGGTAAGCCTATTGCTCCGCGCAAGCCATCTTACAATAACAAAGGCAAAATTCCTCTTTATTACATTGGCACATCAAATGCAAAAGATACAATTTATACCAGGTTAAGAATTACAAATCCCGGTCCGGGTTATATGCATTTTGATAAAAGATTTTGCGATGAAGAATATTTCAACCAATTAACATCCAATAAAAAAATCAGAAGAAAATCCGGTTACGAATATGAACTGCTCCCCGGTAAAAGAGATGAAGTTCTTGATTGCAGAGTTTATTCCTATGCTGCATTAAGAATATACAATCGTGATCTAAGATTGATTCAGCAAATACTTGAACGCACTGCAAAAAAAATTCAGGAAGATAAGCCGATGGTAAAGCAAAAAACAAGATTCAAAAAGAGTTTTGCTACAAGATGATCGAAACAAACAATACCAATGATTACATTAATTTTTTAGAAAAGAAGTCTCAATTGAGTGGTAACTTCGGATTTAATTCAAACTATATGCCTAATTATTTATTTGACTTTCAAAAATTTATTATTGATTGGGCTTTGAAAAAAGGAAGGGCTGCAATATTCGCTGATTGTGGATTGGGAAAAACTCCTATGCAATTAGTATGGGCTGAAAATATAATAAGAAAAACCAATAAGCCAGTATTGCTTTTGACTCCATTGGCTGTATCTCATCAGACATTAGAAGAATCAATAAAATTTAATATTGAAGCAGAGATATCAGGAAATGGGAAACCTTCCAATAATATTACAATTACAAATTATGAAAAGTTACATTTATTTAATGCAAACGATTATGCGGGGTTAGTCTGTGATGAATCAAGTATACTCAAATCATTTGACGGAGCTTATAAAAAAGAAATAACACAGTTTATGAAAAAATTAAAATATAGATTATTATGCACAGCAACAGCAGCACCAAATGACTATATAGAATTAGGAACAAGCTCTGAAGCATTAGGATATATGGGTTACTTTGACATGCTCAATAAATTTTTCAAGAATGATTCAAACAATTCAGCAGTAAAAAGAATGTTTGGGAAAACACAAATGTGGAGATTCAAGGGACACGCTGAAACTGCATTTTGGCAATGGATAGCATCATGGGCCAGGGCTATTAGAAAACCTTCTGATTTCGGATTTGAAAATAATGGTTTTGTGCTACCAGGGATAAAAGAAAACAATCATTTAATAGAATTTACAAAACCACCTGATGGATTTTTATTTAATATGCCAGCCATTGGATTAGATATGCAAAGGGAAGAAAGAAGAAGAACAATAAAAGAACGATGTGAAAAGGTAGCCGAATTAGTAAGCAAAAGTAAATCAGCATTGATTTGGTGTAATCTGAATGAAGAAGGGGATCTTTTAGAAAAAATAATACCTGATGCTTTACAAGTAGCAGGCAAACATAGAGATGAAATCAAAGAGGAAAGATTACTTGGTTTCAAAAAAGGATTTCCGAAAATACTAATCACAAAACCAAAAATCGGAGCCTGGGGATTAAACTATCAACATTGTTCACATATTACTTATTTCCCTACCCATAGTTATGAACAATATTATCAGGGGATAAGAAGATGCTATAGATTCGGACAAAAGAAAAAAGTAATTGTTGATTTCGTTACGACAGAAGGGGATGAATATGTATTCAAAAATCTATTAATGAAAACTAAACGAGCAGATAAAATGTTTGATAGTTTGATAACTCATATGAATAAAGAATTCGTTCCCCAAATAATCCAATACACAAATAAGGAAATAATACCGCAATGGTTAAAAATCAATTAATAACAGAAGAATACTCTCTATATCTTGGAGATAGTGGAGAAGTATTACAATCATTTCCAAATAAAACAATTCATCTTAGTGTTTACAGTCCTCCGTTCGGGGGTTTGTATCATTATTCCTCGGACAATAGAGATCTATCCAATGCAGATAATTATGAGCAATTTTTTCAGCATTATGAATTTATAATTAAAGAGTTAGCAAGAATAACTATTCCTGGAAGGATTACCGCAGTTCATTGTACTGATATTCCAAGCGGGAATACGGGATGCGATTATATGATAGATTTCCCCGGAGATATCATTAGATCACATAATAAATTAGGATGGAAATATTTAGCTCGTTACTGTGTATGGAAAGAACCTCTTGGTGTGAGATTAAGAACAATGGCAAAGAATTTAGCACACAAAACAATTGTTGATGATAGTTCAAAATGTACCAATGCAGCTGCTGATTATCTTTTGATATTTAGAAGAGACGGAGATAATCCAATACCGATTAAGAATCCAAATGGATTATTGTATTATGCTGGGGAAAGGGAAATTCCTAAAGAACTATTGAAATATAAAAATTATCAGGGAAATCAAATTGAAAATTTATATTCGCATTGGATATGGAGACAATATGCTTCAGCTTTTTGGGATGACATAAGATTAAGAAATATTTTAGAATTTAAGCCTTCCCGTGATGATAAAGATGAAAAACATGTTCATCCATTACAGTTAGATGTAATTGATAGATGTGTGATTCTCTGGAGTAACAAAAAAGAAATAGTATTAACTCCATTTATGGGAGTAGGTAGTGAAATTTATAGTGCAGTAAGTTTGGACCGAAAAGGAATAGGTATCGAATTAAAGGAAAGCTATTATAATCAATCAATTAAAAATTTATTAAATATAGAAAAAAGATTTAAAGATGAAAAACAATTGTCTATTCTAAAAAATACAATAGAAGAATAAAGATTATTCAACTTATGAATTCCTGCCCTAAACACGGAACAAAATACTTAGAAGAAACAGAAGATGGCAGCATCATTTGCATGGCTCCTATTCCGTTGGATAAATTCGGATTGCGGAATTGTTATTTTGAAGTGAAGAAAAAGCCGGGACCTAAACCGGCTGAAGTCTGTTCAAAATGTAAAACAAGAAAACCAGTTTACGGAACACTCTGTAAAATTTGCAGAAGAGAAAATCAAAAAAAATCCTATCACAATAAAAAATAATCCTACATAACGCAGTTGCAGTTAAGCTGCTGCGGTAAAAAAGAAAGGAAATAGTTTGTGAAAACAAAAGAAGAAATTAAAAACGATATTGCAAGAATCAATAATTTTGATTCGTTTGATAGGGCAATACGATACACTTTCAACCGAGAATTATTGCAATCAGAAAAAGAGTTTATCAACAAAATTATTGACGAAGCGATGCAAGGATATGCTGACCAATTTAGCAGTCAGCTTGAACCGCTGGTAATGCAGAAAACTAACTTATGGGACGAACTAAGCAAATTGGCATCTGCAACAACTGGATTTTCTTTTTATATACAACATAACCTTAACGGAACCTGGAGGGTAAATTTTACACATCGCAAACTATATGATAGAGTAAGAGAAGAATTAAAATTTACAAATAATATAAGCGAGGCATTGAAGCAAGCAATTTGTTTTTTGAAGAAATATGACAAACATTTTTCCGCATAACGGATGTGAGCTAAGGCGTTGCCAAGAATAAAAGCGAAATGGAAAACTTAATTAACATATTAAATAAAAATCACAGCCCAAGATTGCGAAGCAATCGCCTTGAGCGAGTTGTTATAAATTTTTGGGCGGCATATAGGAGAAAATTTTATGATGTGGGAAGTTGAAGAATTGCGAAACCAGATTAATAGCAAAATACAATTTTACTTGATGGCAAGGGGGTGGGAACAAAGCTGTAAAAATCCTCTATCAATTTGGATGTGGGAAAAAGATATTGAAGGCAAACACTTTACTCTTAACGAATCCACTGCCGTGCAAATGCAGAACGCTTTAGATGAACAGGACGTAAACACATTTGAGGGGCAAGCACGTTGTATTATGGAGTGCATTAACAACGAAACTGAAATAGAACACTGGTTATTTAATCAAGACTTTTTTATTGATGAGGAAGCATCGGAAACCGGAGAACCTTTGCCAGATGAAGTAATTAGCCAATATTTGAAGGATGCCGGAGCATCGGAAAAACAAATCAATAAAGTGATGAAAATTGCACACAAGGAAGATGCCTAAGCCCAAAATATTTATAACATTCAGATGAACCTTGTTCCATCTGATAGTTATGCAAATTAAATTATTCCCGGAGGATGCTTCTCATCGTAAGAAAGAAGGCTGAATACTCCTCTCAGTTTCAAACATCCTCCGGTTATTTTCCTTCCTTCTTACTACTTACTTCTTTCTTCTTACTACTCAATTTTCCGTCAGAATTAAATTTGCATTTGAATTAAAATTTTATATTCGCTTACGAAATCAATAAAAATTTCGTAAAGTGAATGAACGAACCATCCGAAATAACAGCCGGTTTCCAATATAGCTGGGAAGAAACACTCTCAGATTATCCCGCAGACGATGGCTGGTCACTCAAATACAAAGGCTTGAATGCCTCCGGTAAAATAGAAATCACAGCAGATGCAGATGGTTCAGGTTATTCTGTTACGTTAGCTCCTGCGACAACATCTGACTACACAGCAGGGATTTATACATTTTACAAATACGTGGAGCATACCGATGGAAGAAAATATCAAATCTCGTCCTACACAGTTGAAGTATTCTCAAATCCAATTACAGCAACGACACTCGACACGCGTACCCATGCAAGAAAAATGTTCGAAGCCCTCGAAGCCCTCGAAATCGGAAGAGCAGATCATGTGCAAAAAGCCTTTTCAATCGCGGGAAGGCAGATAGAATATTTATCTCCGGAGGAAATAATCAAATGGAAAAATCATTACAAACGAATAATGCTTTCTGAAGAAGGAATTCCTCCTGTAAGAAAAAGATTAACAAAATTCAGTGATCCATTCGTATGATACCAAGATCATTTGAAAAATATAATGTAGTTGGAAAAACATTAGCTCCGGAAGCTGGAAGCGACATTGTAACCGGCAAAAGAAGCTTTGTAATGAGTTCACTCAACAGGTTGACAAACGATTGGATATCAACCGCACAATCCATCAACTTTGATCTTCACCAGGGATTAGGGGTAATGAGGGCAAGGGGAAGAGAAATGGCAATGAACGATCCCATTGCAAAAAAATATATTAACCTCTTAAAGAAAAATGTTATCGGTCCTAACGGCTTTACGTTAAAAGTAAAAAGTTACGACTGGGTAAAAACCGAATCAGGTATGAAACAAATTTTAGATAAATTTGCAAACAGGCTGCTTCAGGATAAATTCTGGTATTGGTCAAAGAAAAAAAATTGCACAATTCAGGAAAACAGTTCCTTCCGGGAATCAAATGAACTTGCAATGGCAACTACCTGTATTGACGGGGAATCTTTCACGATGCATCTTAAAGGAAAACAATACGGGGGTAAATTCGGTTATACAACTCAGCTGATTGATGCTGCAATGATTGATGAAATGTATAATAAAATTTTATCTCCTTATGAAAAATTAAGATTAAAAAGTGATGGAAGTGAAGTTGGGGATTACATTCAAATGGGAATCGAATACAATCTTCAGAGAAAACCAACTGCATATTACATTCGCAAACAAAATCCTTACGATGAAATTTTCTTTTCAGGTTATACTTATATATCCGATTATATTCGCGTGCCTGCTGAACAAATATCACATTTGTTTGTAAAAGAATTTCCAAATCAGGGAAGGGGTATTTGCTGGTTTGCCCCTGTTGCATTAAGGCTGCATATGTTAAATAAAACATCTGAAGCTGCAGTAATAGCATTCAGGATCGGTGCAAGCAAAACACTTTTGTTAGAGCAAACAGAAAATGCAGATCCTTCAATTGAAGAAGCTGAAGCAGCTGCATCCGGGGGCATGGATTCATTCGGAAATATTTTAGAGCCGGTTGAACCGGGAGAAACTTATAAAATACCTTTTGGATATAAGCCGCATGATTATAATCCGCAATATCCAAATGCTGAATTCGGAATTTTTACAGAAGCAATACTTCAGCAGATTGCATCTGGTATGGATACATCCCATCCGTCATTAACATCATCTTACAAAGGCACAACATGGACATCATCCAGGACAGCTTTGATAGATGAAAGAGATGGCTGGGGAAGAATTCAAAACTGGTTTGCTGAACATTACCTTGATGACATTTATTCAAACTGGCTTTATATGGCATTGCTTTCAGAGATGGTTCCGCTGCCTGCAAGCAAGTATGAAAAATTCAACGAGCCATTTTGGTATGGCAGGGATTGGGATTGGGTAGATCCCGAAAAAGAAGTAAATGAACAGATAAAATCTTTCAAATATAAATTCAAAACATTCGGAGAGATACTCGCAAAACGTGGTAAAGATGTAGAGGAACATTTGGAAGAGATTGCAATGGAAGAGGAATTATTTAAAAAATACGGAATAGAATTTCCTGCTGATATTCCTGCAGATACAATGCCTGATCAGGCTGAACAGGATTTAGAAGCAGCGGCAACAAAACCAACAAACGGCAAAGGAGTAAAAATATATGAATAAAGAACTAAAACTTTCAGATAAAAATTTTGAGGGCTGGGAATCACGTTCAGGATTAAGGGCAATGCCTGAGACAATGCATCCTGAAGATGACATGATGGTTGTAAAAGCTGTAATCACATCTGAAAAACCTTGCGAAGTAATTGATTGGGAAAAATGGGAATATGTAAACGAAGTTCTTCTGATGGATGGGTGTGTTATACCGGAAACAAAACAAATTCCTTTGCTGGATTCACATCAAAGATTTGCAACTTCAAGCATCAAAGGATCAATCAGGAATATACGAACTGAAAATTCTGATCTCATTGGGGATGTATATTTTGCAACAAACGCAAAAGAAGAAATTCAATTAGTAAAAGAAGGCCATTTAACGGATCTGTCAGCAGGTTATAAAATTTCTGCAACAGATACAGTCGAAATTCAACCGATGCAGGAATTGTCATTTGTAGTTAACGGGATTAACCGTACAATAAAAAATGAAGATCAGAAAAAACGTTTACTAGTCCGTACAAAGTGGTGGCCTAAAGAAGGCTCACTAGTTACAATCGGGGCTGATGACACGGCAAAATTCAAAAATGAATTACAATCAAAAATTCCTCCTAAGATCAGGGCTGAGGATGATGATTTGCAAAAAAAGATAGATGAAGCAGTAGATAAAAAAATTAAATCAATAAAAATCAACTCAAAAGGAGATGGAAAAATGAAAGAATCAACTGAAGAATTAACAGTTGAACAGAGGGCTGAAGAAGAAGTTAATAGAAGGCTGGAAATTAAAACACTTGCTGAAACTTACGGCAAGCAATATAAGCTGGGAGAAGAAAAACTCCGCGGCGCTGTAGATAATGCAATCAAAGAAAAGCATTCAGTAATACAGTTCAAATCACACTTGCTGGATAATTTCGATTCAACAAAAGCCCTTCCAACTCCCGGAGTTGATTTATCAGATAAAGAAAAAGGCGAATATTCCATAAGTGCTGCAGTAGTTGATGTGCTGGATGGAAAATTCGGAGGCAAGAAATCGGGGTTGGTTAAGGAAGTAAGTGAAACCCTTGAAAAAGAATTCGGTCAGAAAAAAGGAACAGCATCATTCCTTGTTCCGAATGAATATTTTGGTGCAAAAGCATTGTTCAAAAATTCACTTAATTCTTTTCTCGGTAAATCTGCATTAGGATTAAAAGAATTTGAAATGCTGATGAGAGCAATGGATGCAACAACCGGCGGCTCAGGCGGAATTAATCTTGTTGGAGATTCCTTCAGGCCTGATTTATTTATCCAGGTATTAAGGGAAAACCTTGCACTCGGAGCTGCAGGAGTTACAATCTTAACAGGGCTAAAAGAAGATTTCACAATCCCGCGTCAATTAACCGATTCAACTTATGCATTAACAACCGAAGGAGTAGCCGGTTCAGAAAGTGCATTAACATTCGATCAGTTGCAATCTGCTCCTAATCCCGCAACAGGCTGGGTAGAATTCACAAAGCAACTTTTAATCCAGGGTAATCCTTCAATTGATGCACTTGTAAGAGAATCATTGATGGCACAGGCTGCAAGAGGCAAGGATTATTACGGCTTAGTCGGAGGCGGAGGTATAACAGGTCTGTTAAACGAATCAGGGACTTACCCTGTAACAGTTGCAGGGGACCCGGATTGGACCGAGATGGTTGAATTTGAAACAGGAATTGAAAATGCCAATGCGATGATCGGTGATATAAAATGGTTGATGAATCCTGTTATCAAAGGAAGATTGAAAACAATTCCTAAGATTTCCGGTTCACAATTCTCAGGCTGGTTGATGGAAACAAACGGAGATGTAAACGGATATCCTTCAGTTATTTCAACAATTCTTAACAGGGATCCTATGGATGGATATTATTTAATTCTCGGTGTCTGGAAACAAATGATGCTGAACTTATGGGGAGCAACAGAAATCCAGGTTAACCCTTATTCAAAAGATACTCAGGGAATAGTTCGGATAGTATTATTAGATCATTTTGATTGGATAGTAAGGCAGCCTGCAGCATTTGCAATTGCAGATGATGTAACTGAATCGTAAGCTAAAGAAGAAATAATTATTCTCCTGCAGGATAGAAAATATCTTGCAGGAGATTTCAATCATAAAAAAAGAAAGGGCTAATCATGCCAGTAGATGTTATTGATCAGAAAAAAAAGAACCAGGTCGAAGTATTAAAGATCATCAAAAGAACCAGGGCAAAAGGAGTTGATGATGAACTTGCAAGGATCTACGAACCCGGCGAAGAAATAAGGATCTCCGGGTCAGGCAAGCTTTCAATCCTAGCATTAAAATATGCAACAAGAAATTTGAATGCCGATATTGAATCCCCGGTAAAAAGAACATCGAATAAATCAGTTAAAGAAAAAGAAGAATCTTTAATCCCGGGCAAAGCTATTCCAAAATTAAGCGATATGAAGCTGAATGAATTAGATGAATACGCTGATATTTCACTGGGTCTGGACATCAAAAAATTCAGAACAAAGCCGGAAAAAATTGCGGCAATAAAAAGTGCAATAGAACATGCCGGTAATTGACGAAAAAGTAGATGACTTTTTTAACGATGATGTGGCGGTTGAGGCTGTTTACACTCCAGCCGGAGGTCAGCCCTCCTCCGTAAGTGTAATACTTGACCGCCCATATTCTGAAGCATCTCAATTCGGGGACACCGGGGTAGAAACAAGGCAGGTATTGATTACGGTTAAGACATCTGATTTTGAGGGCTGCGAGCAAGGGGATTTTGTAGAAATAAATTCAGTTGAATATTATATCATCACTCCGCAAATGGATATAGGAATAAGCAGGATTCTATTAAGTTTGGATGATCCTAATGAAAGTTAAAAAATAAATGATTCGGCATCAGGAAATATTAAATAGCATTAGGGATACATTCAAAACGATCCTTATTTCTAACGGTTATCATACTGATTTAGGATCGAATGTATATATAAACAAAGCGAATAAATTAATATCATCTGCAAACGAAAATGCAATAAACATTGTTGATGTAAGCTTATCGGCAATAACGGCTAAATCCGGGGGCTTTGTAAACTTCTTTGATTACCAGTTAAACATTGAAGCAACATTACATTTTAGAGGAGGAACAGCTTCAACGGATATCAGGGAAGGAATATGGGATGTTGAAAAGGCAATCGGAACAAATTTGAAATGGGATGATCAGGCAATAAACACATATCCTCCTGAAGGAGGCGAATTCATCCAGTTAATTTTTGAGCAGGAAGAAAATATTATTGTAGGAGCAAAAATAAATTTCATTATTGAATTCAGGACAAAGCAATGGGATGAAGATTAAACTCTTACATACCTTGCAGAAGAAGATGGCGATTACAATTTCCGGATTTTTTCATTTCCCAGCCAGCGAAGTTGAACCTGGTTGGGGGACTTGTGATATATATAACGATTACCAACTGGAGGTAAAAACAAAAGATGGAGCGGATAACTGGTCTGATGGTATATTACATAATACAATACTTGAAATCAGGATTTACCCATAAAGAAATTCAATTTATGAAATACAGAATATTAAATAAAAAACAAAAATTTAAGAGGTAAATAAAATGATATTTGAAAGAGCAATAGTACTGGGAAAAATTGAAAGCGTTTATGGAGAAAATCCAACGCCAACTGCAGCAGATGATGCATTCATCACCACAGTACCTGAATTTAAGACATTAGGTCAGCATAGGGAAAGGAATGTAGCCCGGGCCGGCTTTGCTACGCCTGCAGGAGTAAATATAGGAGAAGGGCTTCAGATTGATTTTGCGATCGAATTAACAGGCACTGCAGGATTAAATGACGAGCCTCCTAAAATCTTTACATTGTTTCGGGCTTGCGGAATGGCTCAAACAATTGTATCCCTGGTATCTGCAACACTTAACCCTACATCAAACCATGACGGTGAATCAATTGCGTTCATAGTAAACTTTGACGGAACTCAGCATCTGATTCTTGGAGCGCGTGGAAGCTTCACAATTGACTTTACAAATAACGATAGGGTAATGATCAATTTCACTTTTATGGGTTTATATGCAGGCACACATGCAACAGCAGTTGCATTTCCGGCCGGCACGTTTGATGATAGTCTTGAAAAACTTGTTTTCAGAGGTGCAAATCTTGATTTTAATTCAGTCACAACACTTGTATTCGAAAATATAACTTTTAATCCTAACATAAACGTTTTCAAAAGACCCGGCTCCAGTTCAGCATCCGGTGTATATGCTTACAGCATAGTAGGAAGAGGTGCTGAAGCAACATTAGAACCGGAAATGGTAGCATTGGCAACTCTTGATCCATGGAATTTATATCATAACTCAACAGAGTTTGACGTTGAATGGATAGTAAAAGACTTAAATGATACACCCGGTCAACAATTTACTTTCAGATTATTTAATTGCCAGATACAGGAATCCCCGGGATATGGACAAAGAGAATCCATCAGGACCTGGCCCTTAACAATAAAAGCACATGGAACAATAGAAGATGGCAATGATGATTTTGAAATTGTCTGTTCATTGCCCGAAGAAAGTTAATTATTAATCAATAAAATAAGTTGGAGGGCTGAAAATGGAACTAAAGATTGAAAAAGTTATAGAATTTAATGATCGGAAAGTGACAAGAAAAATTGAATTAAAATATGATAAAGATGAATTTGAATTCGATGATCTTATTTTATTATTACATAATTGTGATATAGCTGAAATTAAAGATATAATTGAAACAAATAATTCAATTAATAAAAATTAGAAAGGGCTGAAAATGGAACTATATAAAGCTGATCAAAAGAATGAAGAAATATTTAAGCTGAACGGTATAGATTATATTTTTTATACCCGGCTGCCAAATACCGAAGATAAAATCAAATACATGGCAGAAGCTGTCAAGAAAGAAAACGGCAAAATATCTGATAAGTATGAAAGTACATTCAGAGCAAAATATAAATGCGGTTGCGAGCTGGTAACCGGATTTCCCGAAACATTTCCTGATGGTAATCCCCAGTTTGAATATAAAGGAAAGCCAATATCTTCTGATCCGAAAAGTGCAAACTATAATGAAGATTGGAAAGAACTTATATTGCCAAATTTTCTTAATCAAATAATAATATTTTCAACAAAAGTTTATGACGGGATAGATTTAAAAGAAAAGTTGGATAAAGCGCTGGAAACGGCTAACAAAAACATAATTGAAGAAACGGAGCTTGATGAAGAAAGCCCTTTAGAGAGCAGCTCCTTGCAGCGATAACTCAATGCACACCTGCAAAGCGAGCTGAATGCCTGAAACGTGCATGGGGTGATGAAAATGCTTTAAGAAAAATATGTGCTGATTGTTTCTCAGGCAATAAAAAAAGACCGGGAAGGTATGTAAGTAAACTATTAACATTCAGAGGATTAAAATCAGCAGGTTATCCATTCAAGGCAAACGATCTTACAATAGAGGAATGGATGGATTTACAAAAAATAGATGAAGAGCTGGTAAAAATCTTTGATCCAAAAACAAAAAGCAAAATAAGATGATCAGTGCAAGATTAGAAGCAAAAGATTTTATAGCAGACTATAAAAAAAAAGCATTACGGTTTCCGCGTGCAACAAATGCAGCCATAAATGATATGGCTTCACAAACCAAAACATTCATATCAAAAGAAATCAGAACTGAATATAATATTAAAGCATCCGATCTTAACAAAAATTTTAAGTTAAAAAGATCAACCTGGAAAACACTAAATGCCCGTATTGAAGGAACAGGAAAAGGAATTTCAATAAGAAAATTTGCTGCAAAATCCCAGTTAAAAAGTTTCGGTGATTATAAGAGATTTGCTATTACTGCAAAAATAAAAAAATCAGGATCAAGAAAAATAATACCGGGAGTTTTCGGTTTACGCGGCAAACTATCAACTACAGTTAAATTAAAAAATGGGAAAATTGTTAAAGCTTTTGGTCCCGGGGTTGCAAATATGTTTAACGATAAAATTAAAGCAAAAGCCGATAGATTTATCCAGGTAAAATTCCCTGTTATTTTTGAACGAATGATTAAATTTATGAATCAATAATGGCAATAAAAAAATCCACACTAATAATTGATGGACAAAACCGGGGTGCGCTGAATGCCCTCAATCAAACAACTACCCGGTTAGGAGGAGCTGTAAATCAGGTAAGAACAATGGGGACCGGTTTAACAGGAGCATTATCCGGGTTTACAGGTCTGCTTACGAACATTCCTTTTATGATGACTGCTGCCGCAACCGGGATGGTTGCTGGTTTTGCATCAATGATAAAAAGTTCAATTGATACGGCTGATAATTTTGCAAAAATGAGCCAGAGAATTGGAGCATCAGTAGAATTTTTATCTACCATGAAATATGCTTTGGATTTGGGAGGATCATCCCTTGAAACCTTTGAAAAAGCATTAGGCCGGTTATCCAGGACACTTGACGATGCAGCAAATGGATTAACAACCGCTACAAGGCCGTTTAATCAATTAGGTATTTCAGTAACAGATGCTTCCGGCAATCTTAGAAATGTAGAAGAAATTATTTATGATGTTGCTGATAGTTTCGCATCAATGGGAGATGGATCACAAAAGACTGCCTATGCAATGCAATTATTCGGAAGATCGGGAGCTGAGCTGATTCCTATATTGAATGAAGGTAAAGAAGGTCTAAAAGAAATGCAGGAAGAAGCTAAAAAAATTGGTTTGGAAATATCTACAAACACAGCAAAGCAAGCAGAAGTATTTAATGACAATCTCGAATTATTAAAATTATCATTACAAGGCGCTGCAAATGTAGCCGCTGAACAATTACTTCCATCTCTTGTTTCATTAACCAGCGGATTGGCCGATGTTGCAACAAATACAAACACAGTTTCAGTTTTATCAGAAGGGCTTGTAACAATATTAAAAGTTTTAGGAACTGCATTCATAGCAATCGGAGCTATCATATACCAGGCTGGACAATTTCTCGGAACATTCGGAGCAACGGCGGCAAAATTATTAACACTTGATTTTAAGGGAATGTCAAATGTATGGAGTTTAGGCTGGGAAAAAATTGCAGAGTTTGAAGATGCAACTTTTAGTCTGCTAGATGCAATTTGGGGTAAAACGGTTGATTATGATAAAGCATTAAAACAAATACAGGATCAGCAGGCATTAGAAATTCAAAGAGACCAGGCAGAGAAGCTTGCTAAAGAATGGGAGAATGTAAACAAACAAATTAACAAAGATTTAATAAAAACTACTTATGGCGAATTAGCAGCACAAGTAACGGAGATCGATCAGAAATATTCAGAATATATGTCAAAGTTCCCGGGCTATATTGAATTACTTACCAAATGGAGAGATGCACTAAAGCAAGCCGCAATAGATGCCTCATTACCTTTGATTGAATTACCAGAAGAATTACCCTTTCCTGAATTAGATATTTTACCAGATGATCGCGCCCGTTATTCGGAATGGAGTGATTTCAGAATAGCTGAAGAAGCAAGGGTATCCAATGCATTTTTAATTGAACAAGCTTTAAGAAGTTCCGCAGTTTCAGACACATTCGATAATATGGCAGGAGCTGCACATAATTTTTATCAATTATCCGGACAGCAAAATAAAGCTGCATTTGCATTATACAAAGGCTTTGCAATTGCTCAGGCAGGTATAGCTACATACCAGGCAGCAATAGAAGCATACAAATCGCTTGTAGGGATTCCTATTATAGGTCCTGGCTTGGCTGTAGCAGCGGCGGCGGCGGCAACGGCATTTGGATTAAGCAATATTGCCAGAATTGCTTCAATGCAGCCGGGAAATTCAGCAGGTGGAGGAGTTGGAGGTGGTGGTGGTTCAATCCCTTCCATATCCAACACACAAACAAACAATTCAAACAACCGGCAAATTAGTTATGTAATTAATTTTTACGGCTCCGGTTTTGATCAGGATAAAGATAAATTTGCAAGAGACATTATCAGTTCATTAAATAAAGCTCAGGAAGATGGGCTTATAATTAACAGAGTGTAAATATGCTGCCAATTATTTTATACGAAAATATTTTTAGAGATGGAACATTAACTGCATCCGGCACATCAACGGATGATGATTACGATGTAGATTACCTTGTAGATTATCATTCCTATACTAAATGGAAAGCTGATGGAATAACAGATCCATGGGTAGCAATTGAATTGGGAACAGCGGCATCCCCGGATTGTTTAGGAATTTACAATCATAATTTTAATGAAGTCGGCGGCACAATTAAACTGCAGCACGATTCAGATGATAATGATGTTTGGACTGACATAGAAACCATTACACCTAACGGAACATATCCAATAATAATTACATTTGATCCGGTAGATGGAGGCTCAACTAAATACAGAATCTTTTTTGATACTCCGACATTGGCCCCTGAAATGGCAGTAATATTTTTAGGTACAAAAATAGAATTTCCTTATCCTCCGGAATCTCCTGTAACATCATTAGAAGAGGGAGTTAGAGGATCCACAGAAATTAGTGAAGGGGGGCATACTTTAGGTTCTTTAATTGATTTCTTTCCTAATGATATAAATCATAATTTCAAAAATATAACAAGAACATGGTTTGATACATATTTCCGGCCGTTCTGGTTTAATCACGCCAGATATAGAATCCATTTTTTCTATGCAGTGGATTTAGATAATAGACCTAATGATATTAATTATTTTAGAATAAGCGATAATATGACATTTAAGGAAACGCTTACAATTTTATCTTTAACAGACGAACTGCTATTATCATTTACGGGCATTAGTTCCGATCAGAATTTTGTTCCATTCCTGGAATCATAAATGAGAACCGATAATAACCAGGAAGAAATAGTAAATGCTTTAAGACAATGCGGTGCAACGGTAGAAATAACAAATCAGCAGGGAAATGGTTTCCCGGATTTAGTTGTAGGAATTTTCGGAATAAATCATTTAATGGAAATAAAAAATAAAGATAATTACGGTAAACTTTCTGTAAAACAAATGATATTCAGGGATAAATGGAAAGGAAAAATTCATCTTATTGAAACAGTTGATGATGCTTTAAAAGTTATAGGAGTAAATCTTTGACAAGTATTTTAAGATATAAAATTGAAACCGTTGAAATTGATATTGGATTAGATACTTATAAATTCATTTCACAAAACCTGCCTATACAAATTCTTAACGAATATTATGGTTACAAACCGCTGATAAAAACAGTTTCCGATATACCGGCAGAAATTAAACAAAAAGATACAGTAACCCGGCGATTGAAAGTAACCTTCATTGATGATTTAACATATATAGCAGATGGCAGTTTAACAATGGCATCTTACTGGAGATTGTTTATTGCAAGGAATAAAAATTACAAAGGAAAAATAATCAGGTATTCCCGGCGGATTGGTGATGGAGATTTAGAATTAAGATTTGTCGGCAAAATAGAAAACATTACAATTGCAAATAACGGCAACGTAACAATTGAAGCTATAGATTTGCTGAAAGCAATGAGTAAAATTGATTATCCA